GTGGCACCTATTTGGACAGCATCTTCGACCTCAACGGGTGCTATGGCGTCACGGTCGAAATGAATGGCGCGCGCATCATTACTGGCCCAGTGACCCTAACGCAGTACATGTTCGACCTTACCGGCGTTTGGGGTGTGAAGTTCGAAAACGTGCGGCTCAAATCCGGGTACGAGGTGCTGAAGTCGGATGCAGGCATTTTCTGGTTCCGTGCCCGCCAAGGCGCGCGCAGCATCGTGTTCGAGAACGTCGAGTGTGAGTACGGTTGTGTTGGATTCGTCGCTCAGGGAAAGATTGTCGGTGAAGGCGAGGACAACAACCGCGTGCGTGGAATCGTTTTCAAGAATTTCAGCACGTTTGGCACCTACTACCCGGCTAACTTCCAGGGTGCGGGGGATAACGTACGAGGCAATATTCGGGCTCGTAACAGCGGGCGCTCCTACTTTCTGTACAACGTCCACGACCACAAAGTGGAAATCGATAGCCAGCAGGGTGGCCCCTTCTCGGACATCCTGATCAAGTGCTACGGCAGCACCGATTTCTCGTCGAAGACCGAGAACATCCGCATTATCTACAGGTCCGAAGGTCGGTATCCGGGGGCGGGCAACCAGAGTTTTGACGAAGCGATGGTTGCTATGGATTTTCAGCAGCACACCACGAACCCGGGGCCGTGTACTTTCGCGAACATCGACGTCCAGTTTGATGTGTCGCCGGGGCCAGGTGATCGGAACCAAAACCTGTTCTACATCCGGAAGTACGACGGCGGCGGCAACCCTGACAACGTGGCGGGCCGTGGTCATAGTTTGGTCGGGCTGAAGTTGCACGGCGTCGGCCTATCGCTGCAAAACCTTCTCGCCGTGTCGCTCAACCTGTTCGGGCGCGCCGGTGAGAACTGGACCGGTGAATCTGTATACGGGGTCCATATTCATGATTTCGTTCTGAGTAACGTCGCCGAACAGGATGCACTAGTGTTCAACTGCGCCCCAATCGTGGGCGCCTGCAAGATCGAACGGGTCAGGAGCCCCGGGGGGCTGAATCTGAGCAATCTCGGCGGCAAGGAACTGAGCATCGAAGGGTCGGCATTCAAGAACTATTCGGCCTATAGCCGAATTCCGCAATCCTACACGGTCGCGTGGACCGCCGACGGCGGCGTACCAAACATCGGCGCCGGACTTTTGGGTGGCAGCTATACGGTGCAGGGGAAGCTTTGCACGGTGAACCTGTACATGAAGGCAGCGGCGGATACCAACTTCGCAGCCGGCATCTGGCACTTCAGCTTGCCGCTGCAGCATGCTATCGGCCAGCAGCCGAGTGTGGGGAGCGCGTATGCACTGGACTCTGGTTCCAACTACCTCACCGGCGTCTGCAAGATCAACGCTGGCGCGACCAAGATGGAACTGCTATTAGGGGGCGCCCCTGGAAACTTCGCCAATGCGGCTAGCCCGATCGTATGGGCAAACCAGGATTACCTCAACGCCACCATTACCTACCCGATTGAGTAATCGCTAATAGGAGCCTTGTAATGCAATCTTTGTCCTCTTATCTGTTCGTGCTGGTGGTGGCCCTGCAGGCCACTGACGCCTACCTGACATGGCGCGTGCTTGTAGCCGGCGGTCGCGAGCTGAATCCCATCGTCCGCGCTTTGATTGATCGGCTGGGTGTCCTGCCCGGACTGCTGTTGGCGAAGGCCGCTGTTGCTGTGATTGCCGGTGTCTTCATTCTCGAGCAGCCGCTCGCGCTGCTGCTGATCGCGGTCCTGTACACCTGTGTCGTCGCCCACAACTGGCGGCAGCTGGCCGCCAAGCGAGGCGCGACGTGAGGCGCCTTTTTGAGTGCGGGGTCCTGCTGCGTCTCTTCATCATTACCGTGTCCGGCCTGTACGCCTACACCGGCCTGACCCAGCCGGAGTCGCTGATCTACCTGGTCGCGCATGCCGATCGCTTCACGCACCTGACGATGGGCGGCCTGGCCATCTTCACGGTGCTGGGCTTTGTCGACCTGTTCGTAAATGACCTGCTACCGGACCGGTTCGTGATCGCGCACGCGCTGCGCGATCGTCACTTGGTGAACATGGCCATCGCCGGGTGCTTTGCGGTTCAGATGTGGACCTGTGCCAGGTATGGCCTGCCCCGGGCGATCCTGCCCTTCTATGCCGTCTATGTAGTGTTCGTCCCGGTCTCGGCCTTCGCCGATGTGCACAAACGTTTCAAGAACAAGGCAACTACTCAATGAAAAAAGAACAGAAGCAGCTGCTCATCGCCTCCAAGGTTACTTTGCTCGTGCTGTGGCCGGTGTCGGCCTATGCCGCCACCATCGCCTTCGGGGAGCAGTTGGCCCAGATCCCGATCCTCTCGGTGCTTATGACCGTGATCCTGTCGACCCTGATGGGCGCCACGGCGCTGCTGCACGCCATGAAACAGGAGTACGAGGCCAACGGCGAGATCAAGCGCCTGTGGCTGTTCGTGGCCAGCCGCATGCTGTCCTCGAACGCGGCCGGCCTGCTCATGTTCTTCGGCGCCGAGTCGTGGGACATCGCGACGTCGCACAAGGCAGCCGCCATCATGCTCGCGGCCTTCGGTGGCACCTGGACGATCGAGCGCGCGCTTCAGTTCTTCTCCAGCAAATACGCCCCGGAGCCGCAAAAGTGAAAATCACCCTGCAGCAGCTGAAGTACATCATGCCGAAGGCCGGCGTCCTGGCCGTCACGTACCTCCCCTGGTTAAACAACGCGATGGCCGAATTTGGCATCGACACCAAGGCGCGTCAGGCCGCATTCCTCGCCCAGTTGGCGCACGAAACGGGAGACCTGAACTGCGTGGTCGAGAACCTGAACTACTCGGCCGATGGCTTGGCTAACACCTGGCCCAGCCGCTTCGCCAAGAAGGACGGAGCCGGCAAGTACATCCTCGTCGGCGGTCGCAAGGTGCCGAACGACCAGGCCCTGGCCCTGCAGCGTCAGCCCGAGAAAATCGCGAACACGGTCTACGCGAACCGGATGGGCAACCGCGGGCCCGAATCCGGTGACGGCTGGCGGCATCGCGGCGCCGGCGGGTTCCAGTTGACTGGCGCCGATAACCAACGCGCGTGCGCGACCTACTTCCGGATCCCGTTCGAGCGGATCGGCGACTGGCTGCGCACGCCTGAGGGCGTGTGCCGATCGGCCGGCTGGTGCTGGACCAAGATCACCGGCAACGCCCTGGCCGACGCCGGCGATATCGATGCGATCTCCGACCTGGTGAACATCGGTCACCGAACGGCCGAAGTGGGAGACGCCATCGGGTTTGCCGATCGCCTTGCGCGCACCGATGCGGCCGACCAGGTGCTGGCATGAGCACGCTCGTCCAACGCCTGCAGGGGATCGTGCTGCCCCGCTGGAGCAAGCTGCTCGCGATCGCTGCGCTGCTCGCTTCGGCCTATGGGATCGGGCGCCTGCATGAGGCCCGCCGCGGCGCCGACGCCATGCTCGACTACGTCGGCAAGCAGGCCGAGCAGACGGTGCGCATCGCGAAGGCGCAGGTCCAGGTGGTCACAAAGGTCGAGACCCAGTACCGCGACCGCATCCAGATTATTTACAAGGAAGGAAAGCAGATTGAAGAACATATTCCCGAGCTTATCGCGCCTGATGTCGATCGGCGCCTGCCTCTGCCTGCTGGCTTCGTGCGCGTCCTCGACGCCGCCTGGGCAGGTGAGCCTGTCGGACCCGCCGGCGATTCTGACGGAGAACCCGCCGCCGTTCCGCCCAGCGTCGTCGCCGCGAACGAAGCCGACAACGCCACCAGCTGCCGCGCCTGGCGCGCGCAGGCCTTCGGCTGGCGAGAGTTCTACGCCAGGCAGCAGGTAGCGATCAACGGGAAGGCAGGAGCATGGGCTGAAGGCGCGGAAGCGCTCGAAGGCCCGAAGGAATAAGACAGAGCGCCGGCACCGGTTGCGCGAACAACCGATACCGGCCTCAATCCACTGATCGAGCCAGTGAACCGAGCGAAGGCTCTGCCACCTACCGGTAGGCGGACGGAGTCTAGCATAAATTACTAAAAGGTAAAAATAGGTTTATGGCAAGCCCAATCATTCCCTGGATCGGCGGTAAGCGCCGCCTGGCCGACCACATCATTCCGCAGTTCCCTCGGCATAAGTGCTACGTAGAGGTGTTCGCCGGTGGCGCCGCGCTCTACTTCATGCGACCGCCGGCGGAGGTCGAGGTAATCAACGACATCAACGGCGAGCTGGTGCGGCTGTATAGGGTGGTGCAGAATCACCTCGAGGAGTTCGTGCGGCATTTCAAGTATGCGCTCTCGAGCCGCGAGGTGTTCAAGTGGCACCAGGAGACGCCGCCGGAGACTCTGACCGACATCCAGCGCGCGGTGCGCTTCTTCTACCTGCAGCAGCACGCGTTCGGCGGCAAGGTAGACGGGCAGACCTGGGGCACCGCAACCACGGCGCCACCGGTCAACCTGCTGCGTATCGAGGAGAACCTGTCGGCCGCGCACCTGCGGCTGTCCGGCGCCTTCATCGAGAACATGGACTGGTTCAAGCTGATGGAGCGCTATGACCGTCCACATACGCTGTTTTACCTGGACCCGCCGTATTGGGAGACGGAAGGCTATGGGGTGGACTTCCCGCTGCAGGAATACGAAAAGATGGCCGAGCTGCTCGGCCGGTTGAAGGGCAAGGCGATCGTCAGCCTGAATGACCACCCGGAGATCCGGCGCATCTTCGGCCGCTTCCAGATGGATACCGTACCGATCGCCTATAACGTTGGCGGAGGCGGCCGATCGGTTGATCGGTCGGAGGTCATCATTTATAGCTGGGATCGCGCCGCGGAGCCCGCCAGCTTGTTCTGACGCGCGAGAGGGCTGTGCAGACGTCTGCACGGCCCTCCTCGGCTATTCAGGGGCATTCCCAGAACCAGCACTCGACCGCGTGCCAGTAGACGTGGCCACCTTCGCAGGCGAGCCGATGATGCTCGTCGTGGCACACCAGGTCGATATGTCCCTGCGGGTCGTACGGTCCCCATAGACCAACGAAACGAATCACGCCTCGGCGGTCGCCGATCCGCTCCCGGAGCAGCGCTGCGCCGAACTTCTCCGGCTCGCCCCAAATCGTGCACAGGTGGTTCGCCAGAATCTCCTGCTTGATCTCGACGCGCCGCCCTTTGTACTTCCCGGCTGCCACTACCAGGTAAGCGTTTGGGACGAACACGCCGACACTGGCCAGCGCGAGACTCATGCGTATCGCGCAGGTGTTGGCCCAATGCGGATTCTTCGCGTTTTCTGGATGGCCCACCCACTGCCAGAGCTCTTCGGCAGGGACGTTGTACGGGTCGGGATAATGGGCGCGCAGCACCATGTAGGGCGGCCGGTCCATCACATTCCCCTCAATCCGGGGCAGCAGCCGTCCGGTGGACAGGGCCACTTTGTCTGCCACATTTCGATTACCAGCGCAGCGCCCCGTTCCTTGAGGCGTGCACGCGGCAGCCGGCGCAGGAATTCGACGGCTTGCTTTCGCATGGCCTCTGGCTGCTGTTTCGGCGTCGGCCGGGGCTTATAGTCCGTGTAGCACCACAGCCCACTCTCGGTGGCATCGAACACCCCCTTGAGGTACTCGACCGTTCCGGCGTCGCCCCGCTCGAGCTGCTGCAGGAGCTGCGCACCGGTGAACCACGGCGATGGGGCGGGAATGGTCTTGGCCGGCGTGCCTGGCATGATGAAGGGGTGCTCGTCGTCCTGGGCTTGCAATGCCGGCACCGAGGTCGTGGCCAGCGTCAGGGCCACTACAGCGGCGGCTCGCCTCACGTTCAATGGGGGCGCCATGTCAAGCGACCCGGTTACTGGCAAGGTCCCAGCCGCCAGCGGTATTCCCGCCGGCGCCGCCAGCGATCTTCTGCTGGGTGTACTTCCATTTTACCTTGGAGAATTTCAGGCCGATGTGGTCTACCATCCCGATCCCGGCCGACACCGACTGCGCCACCTCACCTACGACGACGTTGTCCAGCTCGACCTCGTAGTACTTGACACGGGTGCCCTGGCCGTCCGCCCGGAAGAACTCGAACTTCGCTTTCGGAATCGTCTTGCCCATCGCACAGTGCTGGGCAAGGATCGGCGAGGCCATGTCAGCCAGCTTTGTAAATGCCACGTCCGATAGCTCGGCGCGTTCGGCGGTGTGCCCGCCGGCCGTCGATGACGTCGCGCTCCTGGGCTGGTGTAGCTTCCAGTTCACTGACGAGCATTCGATCCAGCCCGCGTGCTGACTGTCGGCCGATTCGCCCTTGATGCCGTCGATTTGCAGATAAACGTCAATCGCCATGATGCCTCCTTTGTTGGTGTTGGGGCATCCTCGCAGAGTTGGGTTTACGGAAACTTATCGGTGGTCAACGCCAATTGGGCGGCAGATCAAGGGCGCGCGCTCGCCGGTACTCTGGCTCGGCCAGTACCCGGGCTGCCACCTCGGCCGGCACGCCGCTGTGCGCAAGCATCAAGGACGCGTCGAGCCATGTGATGGCAGGTAGCAGGATGATGGCGAGGTCGACACGGCTGGCGGTAATGAGATCGGTACGAGGCTTCATGCCGCTACCGTACCGCTGAGCCGGTGAAAAATGGATGACGCCCCTCAATCGAAGCCGAGGTACGCGCCCGGTATCTGTCTTAATGCACCAGGTTCCACGCATCTTCGATCTGCGCAAAGATGATAGGAACGATAGCGGCGCCTGAAAACGATACCGGTCGGTCATCGTTAGGATAGCCAAGCACCGGCGCCGACCGGAGCATGTTAAGCGTCCATGCTGAGTGTTCTCCGCCTGCTTCCAGCTCGGCCAACACCTCGCCTTCGATTCGGTGCAATAGTGCCCAAGTCAAGACACCCGAGCACCTATGGCGCATGACAACTTCGCGCACTGCGTGGCCTGCTGCGTCGCTCGCTTGCGTCAACTCATCCCAGTCATACGGGGCCATCCTAGTCCTTTCCAATACTTTATTCTGTTGATTTTCGACAAGATAACCTTGCCGCGCTATACTGTATAAATATACAGTATTTGAGAATTTAACATGAATACAGCGACAGCCGCGGCCGAGCTAGAGGCCCTTCATCCTTCACTCTGGAGAGCATCGCAGCTAGGACGCAGCCGTACTCGATGCGTCGACACTGGCCACGCGAGTTTGTCGAACCTATTGCCTGGCGGTGGCTGGCCAACTGGAGCGCTGGTTGACTTGCTCGTCCAGCAGCCAGGGATTGGCGAGATGCGCTTGCTGGCGCCCGCGCTGGCAGCTGCGTCGAGCCGCAAGGTCGTGCTGTTGCAGCCGCCTCATGCGCCGCAGGCGATAGCATTTGCCGCGATGGGCGTACCGCCGGCAGTGGCGCTTTGGTTGCGAGCTGATCGCACGGCCGATGCACTGTGGGCCGCGGAGCAGGTGCTGCGCAGCGGGAGTTGCGGTGCGCTGCTGTTCTGGCAGACCCAGATCCGGAGCGACAGTCTCAGGCGGCTGCACCTGGCGGCTCAGGCCGGCGAAACGCTGTTCTTTATGATGCGTCCGATCGCGGCCGCGCAGGACCCTTCGCCTGCGCCGCTGCGCCTGGGCCTGCGTCCGAAGGCTGGCGGGTTGGAGATCGAGTTCGTGAAGCGCCAGGGGCCTCGGCGTGATGAGCCGCTATTCTTGCCGATGCACATCGGAGAGGCAGTCCGTCCTCGCCCCCAAGAGCACAGGGCGCCGCAGGTCGCGCGTGTATGGTCTGGCGAGGGTTCGCTGGCCGAGCAAACCTGATAAAATCTTTTCCGCAAAACGGGGCAGAAAAGATTGTAAGCCCGGAGAAATCTACCGAAAAATCGAGAATTTGCGGAACGAAAAACTGATTAAGTCATTGATTTTTAAGGAATTATCAGCAGACTCATAATCCGTTGGTGCCCGGTTCGACTCCGGGGAGGCCTACCAATTAAATCAAGGACTTACGCCATTTTTTGCGCTTCAAGCTTTTCCGCAAAAAATGGCGTTTTCCGCAAAATCATCTTGTGGGCGTTACCAGCTTGCCCTTCCGATGCCGGACATAGGTCCGTGTCATCGTCTCGGACGCGTGGCCGAGCTGGTCTTTTGCAGCTCCCATGCCTTCCTTTTCTTCCTTATCGGTACCAGCTTTCGCGCGCAGATCGCGGAACTGGAACTCACGAATTTCCTTCTCAAGGTCCGGCCGCATTGCGACTGCCTTATCGCGAGCTTGGTCGAACGCATATCGGAACTCGCCTTCGCTCATCGGTACTAGTTTGAGGCTCGTTACCTTCTCGGCCTTGTTCTCGGCAAGAATGCGGTCGATGACGATCTCGAGCTCGCCCTCGATAGCGATGCGCAGCTTGGCGCCTGTCTTGTTCTGCTGGACCCACACGGCTCCGTCCTTGAGATCCGTTAGGCTGACCTTGAGCGCGTCCGCCTTGCGTTGCCCCATCAAGTACGTCAGGTCCATTGCATTCCGAAGTTTCTGGCCGGCGCATGTCCACACCAGGTTGTAAATCTCATCCTCGACGTACACGCCGCGCGCCACTTCTTCATAGCCTTTGATGCCAGCGCAGGGATTGGTCAGCCTAGTCAGTCCCTTCTCTCGAGCGAAGTTCCAGATGTGTGAGAAAAGGGCCTTTTCCCGATTCGCGCGCACGTGCCCGAGGTTCTTGGGAACATCAAGAGGCTCTTTGCCTGCTGCTACCCGCTTTTTGTTTTCTGCCTTCCGCTTTTCGATTGTCCACTGGACACGCCAATCCAGGAACTGCCGGATGTGGACCGGCTCGATGTCGTCAAGCACTGCAGGGGGATCGTCGAAGAACTTGTAGAGCATTGCGAGCTCGTCGAGGTTGTCCTCTTGGGTACGCGGTGCCTTGCTAGGGAGGACCTCTCGCATATACCGCTCGGCGGCCTGGCGGAAGTGGACGACCTTGCCGACGGTGGGCGTACCATTGAGCTTTGCCCACTCGATCACCGCTTGGGTGTAGTCCTTACCAACCGACTTCTCGCTGCGCTTGCCGTCCGCGCCGATCACCTCGACCGTGTAATAGGTGCCAGACTTGCCGCGATGCCTGGCACGCATACCCTGCGGAAGATTTAGGTTTCTGGTTGGTTTACGGCCCATCTCAAGCTACTTTCAATACTCGGGGTACCCATGGAGTTTTAGGCTCAGGCGTCGCGGCAGCGGCCGGGAGACGGCCTTCGACTGCGGCTCGGGCAACTATAGCCCATCCTCTTCCATTAACGAAGAAGGGGACGCCCATACGTTTTAGTGCTGCTATTTGGGGGAGACGATGAGCGAAGCCCGTAAGCTTGCGCATATCGTCTTTATCTAGAAAGGTATCGGGGATATCCACAACTTACCTCAACTCAATCCTGTTCGTGTCGGTCTGCTTCCCCTGCAGGTCGCCCGAGGCGCTCGCCCCCGCATGGGTTTGCTTCTTTCGTCTTCCTGAGCGCTTTCTCAGCAGCCGGTCACGGCAAATGCGATCCAGCGCATCGCCGAGCGTCATGTCCTTAAACTGAATAAATTTTGCGAGTGCCTGCTCGACTTCTTGCGACACCACTGCCGGCGGAAGCAGTGCCTTGCCTTCCGCCTTCAATTTTTCGCGTCGCCGGGCCTGTCGCTCGGATGCACTCAAAGCCTTGCCGGTCGAGGGGCGCCCCCGTTTCTTCTTCGGACTCGGCTTACTGGTCGCAACGTCAACCGTCTCCATAGTCATTTCTCGCTCAAGGAATTTTCGTGAAAAATCACGCTATTTCCTCCGGCGCTTTCCGGGGCGGGCGACGATCCAGGCAGGGCGGCACGGTCCAATCGCTCAATCTCGGCCAGGATTAGTGCACCGGCCTTCACCAGTTCGCCACGGCGGTCTCCCACCTTCGGGACGCTCCAGTCGGCAGGCACTATCGCCTCGCCCCATGTTTCGCCGTAACCGGTTTCCGTTGCGGGCCATTCGCGTGCAGCCGGCGGCATGGCGTAGAAGGCAGCGTAGGCCGCAATCTCACCGTTCGGATGTGCGTCGTCATGTTCCGGGTGGTGCCCTTCCTCAGCGATCTGGCGCCAGCGCTCGGCTAGCACATCGCGTGCCGCGGCCGAGGTTACGCACCTAGATTGGATGTTGCGCAGGCCACCCATATCCACACGGGCCCGCCGATCGAACGCTTTGCGCCTTTCGGCTATCAGCCATCCAAAGAAGCGTCGAAGCACAGAAGACGAGATTCTGCGCTCGGCTCGGCGCGGGCACGTGCGGCCTTGGGCGCAATCCTGGCTGCAGCATTGGTCGTGGGCCTTCATGCGACCTCCGTGCCGGTCTTGTCGAATACATCGCGCAGCTGCGGGTGATACTCAAGCCAGGGCGCTACTTCCTGGTTGAGCTCGCGAACCGCGGCAGCGTTCGTGTCCAGCTCTTGCTGGAGCGTCGCTTGAAACACGACGTGGCCCACGCGCATGGCTTCGTCGAGCGATCGCTGGATCTCTGAGCGCACTGTAACCAGCGCGCCGACGATGACGCTCACCGTGTCTTTGCTGAGGTCTTTCACGAGGCGACCTCCGCTGCAGTAGGCTGAACCTGGTTGCGACTGCCACTGCTCGATTTCGGGAAGGGCCAGGCGCCGGCGGGTTGGATCTGAAGGCTTGCTGCGGGCGTCGTGTCGACAAGCAGGGCGTCTAGTGACTTGCCGCTCTGGACCCATTCGCTGACCCACTTTGGCTGTTTGCCGCGGCCAGTCCAGGCCTGCGAGGGGGAATTCGGATTGCGATAGCGGACTTTGCCGGCGTCTTGCTCTGCCGCAGCCTGATCTGCTGCTTCTGGCGCCGGCACAAAGATTTCAGCGCGCACGGATTCGACATCGATGCCTTCATGGCGGGCCATGGCGACAACGGGTGCAAACTCGGCATCCTGATCGGCATCGCCAACGTTGTACCAAGTGAGCTCGAGCGCATGGCCAAGAATGAGGTCGATGAGGAGCAGCTGCAGGGCGCCGGCGTCGGCCGTGTCAATAAACGTCTCGAGGTCGGTCCTGACGTCGCATTCATAGAGGTCGTGCAGGGACTCGGCAAGGTGGCCTTGTTCGAGAACGGCCTTTGCATACTCGCGCATGGACGGCAGGCTAAGGCCCGCGGCGCCCACGCGCTGGCGGAGCTGCTTGTACAGTGCGAGCCTGTATGCGCTTTCTTTTTCGGCGGCAGCCTGCGCAGCCTGGTGCTTTTCTCGGCGCGCCTCCTCGTCGATTTGCTGCTTCGTCTTTGCGGGTGCCAGGCTCGGGTCTGCCTCGATTGCGCGCATGCGCTCGGCATGCCCTTCGACGGTTTCGCAAGCACCGGCAGCCTCGAGGGCGCGCTGTACATCGGTGCGGCGGTAGTACGCCATAAGGTGACCGTCGCCTTTCTTGACGTAGGCCGCGACTGGCGGAAGCGTCTCGCTGTCCAGGTGGTCCCTGACGTAGCCGGCGTTTTTCGTTGACGGGGCGTTACGCTCAAAATAGCTCAGGTGCACGTCGGCGTGGACGAATTCCGAATCGCGATTCCATGCCTTGCTTGCCATCGCATGCGCTTCGGCTGCCTCATGCACCGGGATGCCCTTTTTGTTCGCCGCCGTGATTGTGGCGTTATAGTGCGCGGCCTTCTTTTCGGCAAAGCAGTCGGGATCAGTGCAAAGGTCTGGACTGACTCCTTCGAATACCTCGGGCTGGTTGCCCGCGCGCTTCGGGCACTTCGTGCAGGCGCCAGCTGCAGCCAGCAGCTTTGCATCGGTCAGCGAAAACACAGCCGTGCCTAAGTCCAGCATGTAGCGTTGCTGGATGTGGGTCACCGCTTGGCGGTATGACATTGCCTCACTGCTATAGGGCGGATTGAGGATTTCCCGCGCGGCCTTGGCTTGGAGCTTCCAGGCCGGGATGCGTGCGATCAGCAGCGCCGTCGACGCCGACAGTTTGTCGTTCAGGAACAGCTCGCGGACTTCCAGGCCCAGCGCGCACAACTTGAGGCGGCCATAGATGTACGACCGGCTTCTGTTCACTTCGTACGCTACCTGGTCAGCCGTGAAGCCATGCTGCAGCATGAGCAGCTGATAGCCCTCCGCCTCCTCCATGGGGTGCGGGTCTTCGCGCTGCAGGTTTTCGAGGATCCGGATCTTTGCCGCGTCCAGGTCGCTGAGCTTGCGGCACAGGGCTGGAATATGAGTCTTGCCGGCGAGTTTGGATGCGCGAAACCGGCGTTCGCCAGCGACGATCTCGTATTCCGCCGGCGCTTCCGCGGTCGGGGTCACCGGGCGGATCAGGATCGCCTGTGCAACGCCCATCGCCTTGATGCTCTCGGCCAGCTCCTGCAGGGCCTGCTCGTTAAAGCGCTTTCGATTGTCTGGCGATGCGCGCAGCTTGGCGATCTCATACAGGCCGTAAGTCCCCTGATCGCTGGCAAGCTCGTCGACGGCGATCGAATGGTTAGTGGTGGCGAGTGCAGTCGTGGTCATGCGTGCTCCAGATTGGAAGGTTGAGGTTTCTTGACAGGCCCGGGCTTGCCGGCATCGGGGGTGTAAAAACCGAGGTCGAACTCGGCTCGGGTAACGCGGATGTGGACCATCCACGCGGTGAAGCCACGCTTCGGCTGATGGGGTGCGCGGACAGGATCGGACACCTGATAGCCGCGCGAACGCATGAGCTGCAGTACGCGCGGCAGGTGAAGCCGCTTGCCGTCTTCCGATACTTGGTCGGCTGTGCAGACGTGTGCACTGCAGAACTTGTGCAGCGTGTCGCGGTCCCGGGCTTCCTCGAGCGCGCGGCTCAGTTCGCCAGTGCCTGGCACAGTAGTGCGGGCACGAGAGGTCGGCGTACGGTTCATGCTGGCACAACCGTGATGCCGAAAACGTCGTCACCCTGTTCGGCGGCAACCAGGTCGTATGCCGAGGCCGAGGTGAAGGCTGGGCGGAAAAAGTGGAGGACTTTGCCTGCCTTCCGCAGGGTTACCAAGTAGTAGTACATCGACGCATCCTTTCAGGAATAAGAGGAACTGGGTCGATATTACTAAACGGTAATGATAGGCGTCAACACCATTTGGTAATAATTACCGTGTGGACATAAAACAGACGAAAAAAAACCGGCGGTTAGCCGGCTGGATCGTACGTACGTTGCGTATATGCATCGTGCTCCGCACGGACGCCGACACACGAGAAATCTAACAAACTCAAAAAGACTGTATATTTATACAGTATTTTTGTGTAGGATATTTCGTACAGAAAAGTTGCGGTGCGCAAAGGCCGATGCGACCGCTTGCGGGGTGAGAAGTGGAACAGTATTTCAGAGAGATGAAGGAGGCGCTCAGGGCGATGAACCCTGAGGCACGTGCGGAGATGTTAAAGCTGGCGCAGGCGATGGCGAAGAGGCATCCTGCGCAGGCGCAGCCGTTGCTACGACTGGTGAGCGGAGCCCGTCGCTGATTCCTCGCCTGCCGCCGATTCGGCTGCGGTTTCGACCAGGCTCTTACCCATATCCGAAGCCCTGCGGTAGAACGTAAGCAGATCGAGCTCCCGCTGCGTCACATACACAAGAGCCATTCTCTGAGGCTCGACGTTTTCCACAACAGTAAGCTCAGGGCGCAGCGGTCGAAGTGTCGAGTGCGCTGCTGGTTCCTTATCAGTCCGCAATGCGTTGCGGGCTGCTTCCTCGTCCTCGATGTCGAGCCATCCGGCCGGCACTTGGCATTTCGCCTCGAGCTTGCGTGCCTTACGTTCGCCGAACGACTTGGTGCGCAACAGTCCAGAAACCTCGCCCTGGTTCTCGCCGGTTTCATCAACGAACCGCGCTTGAGAGCCGTCGTATCGCTCTCGGATCAACTGCGCTAGCCGTGCGCGTCGTATGTCTTGAATTTCCATAGGCGGATTGTCCTAGGCGATTACTAAAGAGTAAATCACCAAATGGTATTGACCAACCTCATTACCGTTTAGTAATATGCTTTCCCATGGACAAATTACTCGCATATTTGAACGGCCTCGATAAAGCAGCGCGCACCGCGTTCTGCACCGCATGCGGTACGACGGAGCGCTACCTGCGCAAGGCCATCAGCGCCAAGCAGCAGCTCGGCGCCCACCTCTGCATCAATATCGACAGGGAGTCGCGCGGTGCCGTTCGCTGCGAGGACTTGCGCCCCGACGTCGACTGGGCCTACCTCCGGGGTACGGCCAAGCTCGCACCAGGTGAGCCGGCGCGCGACGCCGATGCGTAGGTCACATGCACTAGCGCCTGCAGGTGGCGTGGTATCGGCCGGCATTGTCCAAAGCGCTCGACAGCATCAATCGTCAGCAGATCAGTCGCGTCGACCACCTTCCAACACGGCTCCTCGAGCGCAGGCCCACCGGCAATCTGAAACGCGATCAGGACCGACCGACCGCCCGCCAGCTGCGCGAAAGAGTGCGGTTCCAGCGTCCGCACAAAGCCGTTGTCGAGCCAGTGCACCAGGTGCTTGTTTGCGACCGCCTCCGTAAGCGTCATCGAGACCTCTCAATTTCAAATAGGAAAGAGCTTCGCACTTTACTGCTTAGCAATAGTTGGCAAAACCAAAATAAAACAGAGGGATGTATGGAATTGCGTGAAGCAAAACTCAAGATGATCGCCGCCGTCCGGGGTGGCTGGGAAGTTGCTGCCCCTTACCTCGGCATGTCAGTGAACGCGCTGCGCAACCGAGTCTACGGCGTGAAGGAGCAGAAGCTGTCGGACGAAGATTCCTTGGCGCTGCAGCTGCTGTCGGACACCAAGCACTACGCGGAAGCGATCGCCGCGGCGTCCGGCGGCATCTTCGTCCGGCTGCCGGATGGTGAGGAGCATGAGAACCAGGATCTCATGAAGAAGTTCAACGAGCTGTACACCAAGCTCGGGGACCTCTCGCGGGACTTCACCGCGGCCATCGCAAACGATGACTCGATCGATGCGCGCGAGCGGAAGATCCTCGAGGAGGACGCGCGCAAGATGCACCAGACGCTGACCGAGCTGCTGGGCCTTATGTTCCTGGTCTACGGCCAGCCCGGCGACGGAGGCAAAGATGCGTAACGGTCCGCGCGCGGGCAGCCGCGCCTACCTGGCTCTCCAGTTCCTGCTCCAGGTAGGTCCGCTCGATACCAAAGACTGGATGAACCATGCGTCCTCAAGCAAGTCGGCGGTGAAGTTCGACCGCGAAGTGACTGGCCCGCTCACTCGCTGGAAGCTGGTCGACGTCAACGCGGCCGGCGTGTTCTGCATCACGCAGGCGGGCCGCGACTTCCTCGACGAGCGCACGCCCGAGCCGGTCGAGCAGGAAGCGATCACCGGCCGCTACGTTCACCCGATCCAACAGCTGTCGGCGCGTCATCGTCCCCAGCGCCCCATGCGCCCTGGCGCCTTCGACTACCGGGACATTCCGTCCCGTTGCGCGAACGTCAGCGTGCCGTACAAAAGCAGCATCAAAGCGGAGAACTGATGAGCAGTAAGGAACAAGTCGTCTTGCAAATGCTCGAGTACGGGCTGCCGACGCTGCCCGCAAACCACCCGATCATGAACGGCAAGTTCCAGCGCTTCGGGCCGCAGAAGAAGTGCTGGTACATCCTACGCGAGCTGACCCTGGACTCGGGACGTAAAGTCGTCACCGGCGCGTTTGGACACTTCCAGGGCGAGAACCGCAACACGGTACCGGTGAAGGTCGACACCTCGAGCATGACCGATGAAGACCGCGCCGAGTACACTCGGCAGCAGCGCGCTGCTGAGAAGGCCGAGGAGGAAAAGCGCGAGCAGGCTGCACGCCTGGCAGCTGGCCGCGCCCGCGACCAGTGGCGAAAGGCCGAGGGTATCCCGGTCGTGCACCCATACCTGGCGCGCAAGCAAGTGCCTGGCGAAGGGCTGCGCGTCGGTCTCGACGGCCGGCTGCTCATTCCCCTGTACCGCAACGGGCAGCTCCTCGGCCTGCAGAAGATCGACGCCGCTGGCGAAAAGATGCTTAACAAGGGGATGGACGCGATCGGCGTCGCACACATCCTCGGCAACCTGGCCAGCGCCCCGATCATTGCGCTCGGCGAGGGGTACGCAACCTGTGCCAGTGCGCGCCTGTCCCTCGCCCCTGGCTACGATCTGCCTGTCGTCGTCGCCCTCAACGCCGGGAACCTGATCCACGTGGCCAAGGCCCTGCGCCAGCGCTACCCCCATGCGCACCTGCTGCTGCTGGCGGACGACGACTACCTGCTGGTCGAGCGCTACGTCGAGCGCCTGCAGGAGGAGTTCAAGGTGTCCGTTCCGGTCCCGATCGACGGCGTAACGCACCGTGTTGCTGCCGATGACGGCGACGAGGTCGAGGTGATGGCAAGGTGGCGCGAGGACGCCCGGGGCATCCGGTACATCGAGGCCGACATCCGCAAGGGCCGCGTCGTTCGCACGCCCACGTTCACGAATGCCGGCGTCGCCAGCTGCCATGCAGCGGCTGCAGCCGTTGGCAATGCCTCGGTGGCCATGCCGCTGTTCTCGATCGACAGGGCAGGGCGCAAGATCACGGATTGGAACGACCTTCACATCGAGGAAGGGCTGGACAAAGTCGCAGCGCAACTGGGTGTTTCCCTCCTCGCTGCGCAGCAGCGCAATACCGATTCTCCCGCCAGCCCCGCGCAAGCGGCCGAGGAAGACGGCGATGCCGATCCGCTGTACGACCAGGCAGTGGCGGTGGTGTTGCAGCATCGCCGTGCGTCGATCTCCCTGGTGCAGCGTCACCTGCGCGTCGGGTACAACCGCGCTGCTCGCCTGCTCGAGCAGATGGAGCAGGCCGGAATGGTGTCCGCGATGTTGTCGAACGGCGACCGCGAGCTCCTGGCGCCGGCGCCAGCCGGTGCCTCCCTTTCCCTCGCTGCGGAGCAGCGCAATACCGAGTCCACCGCCTCCAATTCCGCGCAAGCGGTCGAAGCGGTGCCGCAGCCTGCGAACGTCCTCCCCTTCGCTGCGAAGCAGCGCAATATCGATTCTCCCCCTTCCCCCCACGCGGAAGCGGCCGACGTGCAGTCGCCTGCGTCCCCCGCTCCCCCCGCTGCGGAGCAGCCGCGCGCAAGCGCGAATGAGGAGATGCCGCCGAATCTTGACGAGAGATTTGGTGAGAATGCGCCGCATGGGCGGAGCCCAGCCGGCGGCGCTTCGCGCGCGGGGGAGGGGGACGTTGGCGATGAGGGCGACCAGGGCGAGAAGAAACAGAAGGAAAAGCCCAAGAAGGTGTACGGCCGTGACCACTGGGACAAGGTCGACGACGTGCTGGAGAACTTCATCCTGGTGTACGGCGAGGACATGGTGTGGGACTGCCGGCATCGGATGCTGATGCGTCTTGCCGCCATGCGCACGATCGTGGCCAACAGCGACGTGATGAAGTTCTGGAGCGGCGACGCCCGCAAGTGGGTGCTCAAGAAAAACATCGTGTTCGACCCGAAGGAGACGCCTTCGCCCGCCGAGAGCGGCCCTACCGCCACGGTCAACCTGTTCAATGGCTGGCCGATGAGGCCCAAGAAGGGCAACTGCCTCCTGATCCGGACGCTGCTCGCGCACCTGTGCAACGGCGACGAGGAGCTGGAGACGTGGATCCTGCGCTGGCTGGCATACCCGCTCCGGAACCCGGGCGCCAAGATGCCAACCTCGATCATCATGCACGGCGACGAGGGATCGGGCAAAAACTTCTTCTTCGAGCGCGTGGTTAAGCCGATCTACGGCGACTACGGCTACGTGATCGGCAACGACCAGCTGGAGTCGAAGTTCAACGACTGGGCCAGCATGAAGCTGTTCATGGTGGCGGACGAGGTGGTGACCAGGGCAGAACTGAAGCAGATGAAGGGCAAGCTCAAGGGCCTGATCAGCGGCGAGACCGTCATCGTCAATCCGAAGGGCATGCCCGAGCACGTCGAGAAGAACCAGATGAATTTCGTGTTCCTCTCCAACGAGCTGCAGCCGTTGGCCCTGGACAAGACCGACCGCCGCTACCTGGTCGTGTGGACGCCGCCGGCGCTCGGCCGCGAGTTCTATGAAAGCGTCGGCGCCGAGATCGCGCAGGGTGGTATCGAGGCGTTCTACCACTTCCTGATGTACGAGCTGGACATGGGTGATTTCAACGCCCACACGAAGCCGATCTACAACGACGCCAAGGACAGCCTGATCGAAAAGAGCCTGGCGCCGGCTGAACGGTTCTATCGCGAGTGGTCGCGCGGCTTCCTGCCGCTGCCGTTCATCACCGTCAGCGTCAACCAGCTGTACGACGCCTTCAAGGTGTGGTGTGCCCGATCGGGCGAGCCGATGTACACGTCCATGACGGCCTTCAGCCCGATGGTCGCGCGCTACGCCGGCGACGCCATGCGCAAGCACCTCATCAAGTACGACCTGGGCAGCAAGGTGAAACAGCGCATGGTGTTCCTCGTCGGCGACCAGCCGCCGGGCAAGTCCCTGGCCGAATGGGCCGAAGGGTCGAGTGCCCTTTTCGAGTCAGAGCTGCGGGCTTATCGCAGCCGATATGGAGCCAATGTGGATGGTGAGCATTAACACAGCGTCAAAGCCTTCACACACAGAAAGCCCGTAGATAAAGGGTTTGTGAACGGTGTGAATGGTGTGAACGGTGTTCCCTCATGTGCGTGTGCGCGTGAAAGGCCGGGCAAACAGAGGGAAGAACAAAAACGATTGGGCCACTGTTTGCCAATTAACTATTCATACCCTTCACATCATTAACAAAGGTAAAAAAAACAAAGAGATAGGGATGTTAAGGGTAGATGAACGATGTGAACGGTATGTGAACAGGCAATTTTTCGATGGGAGACGGGAGATGGCGAAAGGTGGGATGAGGGAAAAGATGCCGACGGTCGCTGCGTGGATCGACAAGCTGCGTGACGCCTTCGGTGCCGAAGAAATCGATGCGCAGATCAGGAAGGGCATTCGCGGCGAGCCGGTGTTTTTCGCAAGCGAGAACGGGTTCACAGTCGGCACCCCGAGCCCGCCTCGAGTCAGGGTGCAGTGGGACGAGAGAGGCCTGCCTTACGTGATCGAGCCGGGCCAGCAGCAAAGCACGAAGGGATGAGCGCCGTAGAGCGCTGGGAAACTGAAAGGGTGAAAGGGGTTTAACGATGGGAGCAGGGTTGGAAATGGAAGCGATTTTTGGAAGTACGGGCCAGGCCGTGCACGTGGCCTTCGTGGTGATGAGTCAGCCGGCGATGCAGGACGCGCCGATGCGCAAGGCGCTGATCCGCGTGCTGGAATCGATCAGGCTTGAGGACAAGCAGCGCGCCTGGCTCGACCAGCTGCGCGGCCAGCCGTCCGAGTCGGTCAACTTCGGAGGCCTGAGCGGTGACGAGGTGCGGGCGCAGTGCGCGATGATCACGCAAGCCGTCAAGCACTTGCCGAAGCCGGAGATGTGGACTCTGCAGGCAAAGTACGGCCACGTCGAGTTCGAGGACATCGCGCCGGCCGACCTCACCGGCGATCAGCTGGCCGACGCCTTCGATCGCGCGACCAAGCAGGTCGAGGCGGCGACTGCAAAGATGCGCCAGGCGCGTGTCGCACTCGAGGCGTCGAGGGAACAGTACCTGGCAAGCCGGGGCAGCATCAACAGCGCAGACGTCGAGACTACGATCCGCAATCAGTACGAGGCCGCGCGCGACGACGTGCGCGATGCTGGGGGCGAGCTGGCACGTGCCGAGGCTGCGGCGCGAACCGTGCAGATCGCGATCGACCGCGCCAAGGGCGGCGTGACCGACAGCGGTCGGCCCGCAGGCGGCCAGGCGCGTCGCTTCGCGTTCTCGGCTGAACGCATCGAGGCCATCAAGGGCCTGTCCGATTGGCTTCGGCCGCAGTTCCCGCGCATCAAGCCTCTCGCCCTGGACTGCATGCTGGGCCGGCTGTTCGCCAACCACGCAAAGGTTGGCGTCACGTTCCGCGACCTGGCCAATTCGTTCGGCGGCAACCCGATGCTCTACCAGCGTGCGTCGTTCAAGATGAGCAACAAGCTGCGCGAGCTCGAGGACATGGCGATCAAGCGTCTGGAAGAGCGGCTCGTCAATGATGGTGTTGCATTGCCGACAGAAATTGATTGACGGCATTGTTACAGCACATGTATATTTTCGCCATTCTCGAAGCAATTACGCCTTGAGTCCGAATTCAAGCAAAAGCCCTGTCCGGTGAACGCCCGACAGGGCTTTTGCTTTCCAGCGTCTCCTCGGTGCCATCCCCGGCGCCTTTGCCGGTCCGCGCCGGCGCTTTTTATTCTCAACGACGAAAGGTGGTGATCCTGTCTCGATCCGCTGGAAAGCGGGGGATACAACGCATCGTTCGTTTGCCTGGTCCGCCAGGCTTTTTTATTCGTGCAGACGTCTGCACAAGGTAGGGGCAATGGCGAAGGTACATGTTCAGGGCTTGCCTGAGCTGCTCAGGAATATGAGCGACGTGCAGCGAAAGCACGTCCCCTTCGCAGTCGCGATGGCTCTGACGAAGACAGCGCAAAAAGCTCAGGCAGGTGTGCTGGATGTGATGCGTCAACGGTTCGACCGACCTACCCCTTACACGCTCAACAGCTTGCGGGTCGTGCCTGCAAAGAAGTCCGATGCCCAGCCGTTCGCGAGGGTCTACTTCAAGGACGACGCGTACAAGGGGACACCGGCAAGCAAGTTCCTCACGCCAGAGGTGTATGGCGGTGCACGGGGCGCAAAGCGCTTCGAGCGGGCACTCATCGGCAAAGGGCTGATGCGCAGTGGCCAGTTCGCGGTACCAGCCTCGGGCGCGCAGCTGGATGCGTACGGCAACGTCAGGCGGGCTCAGATTGTCCAGATCCTGTCGGCGTTGCGTGCGTTCGGCGAGCAGGGCTACATGGCCAATCGCACGAACAGCAAGCGCAGCCAGCGCAAGGGCAAGGCGGCGCAATACTTCGTCGCCACGATGGATGGTATCGAAGGCATCTGGCAACGCAAACAGTTCGGCCATGGCGAGGGCATTCGGCCCGTCTTCGTGTTCACTGGCGGCGCACCGCACTATCGCGTCCGAGTCCCCTTCGACAAGATCGTCGAGAACGTCGCGCGTGCCCGCTTCGTCGGCGAGTTCAAGTCCGCGATGGACTACGCGCTGCAGAGGGCAGCAGCCCCGCGGAAGTAGGCCGCTGGTCTGCTCCCGTGCCCGCCCGGCCTGGCGCCCCGCCCGGCCTGGGTCGGTCGAGGCCTGCGGGGCGCCGGCGCCCTGGGTGTCTTGCCCCATTTTTCCAGGGTCCTTCCCGGGGGTGTCGGTTGACGGGTAATTCGAGCCACGACATTCGTGTCGTCACAAACTTTTGAAGGGGTAGTCACCCGGTAGTCAGTAGTCAGTAGTCAGCATAAGGGTAGTCACATGGCTTTGATGGGATATCGCGAGTACTCGCGGCACGCGGGCGTCACGCTGCGCGCGGTGCAAAAGGCAATCGAGGCCGGTCACATCAAAGTCCAAGATGGCAAGAAGATCGACTCCGACCAGGCCGATCGCGACTGGCGCAACAGCGGCGAGATCCAGCGCAGCATCGTCAGCATCACGGAGTCGGAAAGGCGCCCTGCGCCGCCGGCTGCTGTTCGCAATGTTGGTGCCCGGGGCGACGGGGACCTGGTCGACGATGAAGCCGCCGAGGGAGAGGGAGACGCTACGACTCGCGAATACCGCGCACACCGCGCTGACCGCGAGAAGTACAGCGCGCTGAAGCAGAAGCTCGAGTACGAGCAGTTGGCCGGCGAACTGATTCCGGTCGAGGACGCGAAACGCATCGCGTCGACCACATTCCGCGGCATCCGCGATTCAGTCCTCAACGTGCCGGCGCGCTTGAAGGACCAGCTGGCCGCGCTCGACGACCCGCACGCCTGCGAGCGCCTGGTGGAATCCGCCCTCGCAGCGGCGCTGGCCAGCATCGACATCGGCAAACTACTGCAGGAACAGGACGACTAGATGGGCGCCGTCGACGAATTCATCCGCTCGATCACAGAAGCGATCCGGCCCGATAGCCGCATCCCGATCGCGGAGTGGGCAGAGACCTACCGCGTGCTGCCGCCAGACACGCCGGAGCCCGGGCCCTGGCGCAACAGTCGGACCCCGTACCTCATCGGGATCATGGACGCGCTGTCGCCAGATAGCCCGTATCGCGAGGTCTACCTCAAGAAGGGCCACCAGCTCGGCGGCTCCGCCCTGGGCGAGAACTTCATCGGTCACGCGATCACCTCTGCTGCCGGCAACATCCTGGCCGTGTTCGCGACCCTGGAGGACGCGGAGAAATGGGAGCTGTCCCGCTTCGAGCCGATGCGGCTCTCGACGGGAGAACTGAAGAAGCGGATTCGCGACGCGAACATCAAGGGCTCCGACAACACGAAGCGTCGCAAGAAGTTCCCTGGAGGTTTCATGCAGCTGATCGGTGCGAACCGGCCTGGCGGCTTGAAGTCCTCGACGATGCGCTACGTGCTGCTCGAGGAGATGGACGAGTACGCCGGCGACATCGGCAACCAGGGCAGCCCGGAGACATTGGCCAAGAAGCGGACCAGTAACTTCGGCCGCAAGGCGCGGATCTTCGGCAACAGCACGCCGACGATCGTCGGCGGCTCCCCGATCGACCGCAACTATCTGCGGGGCGACCAGCAGAAGTACATGGTCGCCTGTCCGTGCTGCGACACGCGCCAGTTCTTCACCTGGTCGCAGATGAAGTGGCCGGAGGGCGAGCCTGAAAAGGTCCGCTACCTCTGCAACGACTGTGGCGTGCTCAGCACCGAAGCCGAGTGGAAGACGCGCGGTTACGAGGGCGCGTACTGGCAACCGACCGCCAAGGGCGAGCCTGGCGTGGCCAGCTTCCACTTGCCGTCACTGTATGCGCCGCTCGGATGGCGCCCATGGGCCGAGCTGGCAGGCGACTGGATCGCTGCACAGAAGGACCCGGTATTACTGAAGGCCTTCATCAACAACGAGCTGGCTGAGTGCTGGGAGGATCTGAGCGGCCAGGTGAAGGGCGCTGAGATCGCGAAGCGTCGCGAGGCTTACCAGCTGCGCACAATTCCGCAGGGCTGTCTTGCCTTGGTCATGTCGGTGGACGTACAGGGCAACCGGCTGGAGTACCAAGTTCTGGGCTTTGGCCGCAACAAGAAACACTGGGTCATCGACTACGGCCTCATCGACGGCGACCCTGCCAAGGACGATGTGTGGACCCGCCTGACTACGTTGCGAGAGCGCCCCCTGGTGAACAGCTTCGGCGTCCCGATGCGTGTGCAGACGTGTGCAATCGACTCTGGCGGTCACCATACCCACGAGGTCTATCACTACGCCAGGCTGTATCGCCACGCCGGCGTATTCGCGGTGAAGGGCGCGTCGACGGCTGGCAAGCCCATCATCGGGAGACCGGCCACGATGGACGTGAACCACAAAGGCCGGACGATCAAGGCCGGCGTGCAGCTGTGGCACGTCGGCACCGACACGGCGAAATCGCTGCTGTTCAACTACATCGCCTCCGACGAGGAGGCGGTTCCGGAAGACCGCTTTATCCGGTTCCCGGCAGGCCTGTCAGACGAGTACTTCGAGCAGCTGACGGCCGAGGTCTACGACGCCGGTAAGTCGCAATGGCGGAAGCTGCCCGGCCGTCGAAACGAAGTCATCGACCTGTTCGTGTACGGCTTCGCGGCAGCGTATCACCCGCTGCTGCGCCTGGACACGATGCGGGACTCCGACTGGGCCCAGCTGGAAAGCGCGGTCGAGCCGGTCAACGGTGACCTGTTCAGGCAACCGCTGCCGAGTCCGGATGGGCCGGCACCGGCCGCACCTGCGACGGTCGATACAGCGCTTGCAGCCGCTGTCGAACCGACGCCCATACCCACGCCGGAACTGCAGCCCGCTGCAGCTCCGGCATCAACCGAACAACAGCTCGAAGGCGACTGGCTTTCGGGTACCGACAACTGGCTGGATTGACCATGTTCACACTCTCTCAACTTAACGCACTGGACGCCGCGATCGCATCCGGCCAGCTGTCGGTCAACTACGACGGCAAGAGCATCACCTATCGCAGCATCGGCGAGCTCATGAAGGCGCGCGATCTGGTCCGCTCCGAATTGATCGCGACCGGGCAGCTGAGCGCGTCGCCGCTTTCCAACCGCGGGCCGGCCTCGCTGGCCTCCTTCAGCAGGGACTGATATGAACCTGATCGATGAAATGGTCAGCTTCTTCAACCCACTGGCCGGCGTCCGGCGTGCGCAAGCGCGCATGGCGCTCGAGCACGTACGCGGCTATGACGCGGCCAAGGTAGGGCGGCGGACAAGCGGCTGGGTGGCCGGCAGCGGCAGTGCCAATGTCGAGATCGGGCCGGCGCTGACTCGCGTGCGGAATCGCTGCCGCGACGTGGTGCGCAACAACGAGTACGCCACACGCGCGCTCGACAGCCTCGTGTCCAACACGGTCGGCGATGGCATCACGGCGAAGGCACCCGACCAGGTGCTGTGGAACGACTGGTGTGAGTACTGCGACGCAGACGGCCAGCTGGACTTCGCAGGCCTGATCGAGCTCGCCCACCGGACACGCCGCGAGAGCGGCGAGGTCATCATCCGGTTCCGCCAGCGGCTGCCCGAGGACGGGCTCGCGGTGCCCCTGCAGCTGCAGGTGCTCGAACCCGACCACATCGACAACACCAAGAACGGTCCGCTCGCGAACGGCAACTATGCGATCACCGGCGTCGAGTACAACCTGCTCGGGCAGCGCGTCGCTTACTGGCTGTACCCGGTGCACCCCGGCGAGGTCGCGACCTACCGTCTGAACTCGCTGGAGAGCAAGCGGGTGCCGGCAACCGAAGTCCTGCACTATTACCGCAAGCGGCGTCCGACGCAGGTACGCGGCATGCCGGAGCTGGCGGTGTCCCTGCTGCGGATGCGCGACCTGGACGATTATGAGCAGGCCGAACTGGTCCGCAAGAAGATCGAGGCCTGCTTCGTTGCCTTCGTCCGAACCGACGATCCGAGCGCCCGGCTGGGCGGTACCAGCACGCCGGCGAAAGGCCCTGTAAACGAGAAGGTGGCGCCGGGCATGATCAAGTACCTGTCCAACGCCGACAGCGTCGACTTCGGCAGCCCGTCTTCCAGTGGTGGGTACGGCGAGTACACGCGAACGCAGCTGCAGGCGATCGCCGCCGGCGCCGGCGTCATGTATTCGCAGATGACCGGCGATCTCTCGAGCTTCAACTACAGCAGCTACCGGGCCGGCCTGGTGGAGTTCCGCCAGATGGTCAAGGCCGAGCAGTGGCTCGCGCTAAAGCCGATGGTGCTGGCGCCGATCGCACGGCGCTTCCAACAGGTCGCTTTGCTGGCCGGGAAGACGAAGAAGCCCGTCCAGGCGTTCATCTGGAACATGCCGAAGCTGCAATGGGTGGATCCGCTCAAGGACGTGATGGCAGAGAAGGAAGCGATTCGCGGCGGCTTGAAGTCGCTGTCGAGCTCGATCCGGGAGGCGGGCGACGACCCCGACCAGGTGCGTGCGGAGATCGCCGCCGAGCGCGCGGAGCTCCAGAAACTGGGCATTGTCGTCGACTCGGACGCCGCGGTGTCCTCCAAGCTGCTCGATGCAGCAACGACGGCGAAGATCATCGGCGCCGACTGAAGTCGCTTTCATCCACCAGCCCCGCAGGCTCACGCTTCGCGGGGCATTTTTTTTGAGGTAAGCAATGCCGCAACCTGAAGAACAGCAGCAGATTCAGCAGCTGCCGATGATGGCGCGCGAGGCGCCTGTGACGGCGGTGAACACCGATACGCGCACGGTCGACCTGGTGTGGAGCACGGGCGCTGGTGTACTGCGCTATGACTGGTACGCCGAGCGCTACTACAACGAAGTGCTGAGTATGGACCCGGCTCATATCCGCATGGCCCGTATGCAGTCCGGCCGGGCGCCGCTGCTCAATACGCACAGCCGCTGGGATCTGAGCAGCGTCCTGGGCGTGATCCGCTCGGCCGACCTGGAGGACGGGCAGGGCGTAGCCTCGGCCGAGTTCTCGAAGCGCGCCGACGTCGAGCCGTACTACCAGGACGTGGTCGACAAGATCATCGGCAACGTTTCGGTCGGCTATACGGTGCATGCTTTCGAGCGCATCCCGCCGACCAACCCGGGCGACCTGTGGACCTACATGGCCGTCGACTGGGAGCCAACCGAGGCCTCGCTGGTGCCGATCGGCGCTGATGCCGACGCCGGTGTGCGCAGCATCGATCAGCCGCCGCCGAAGATGCCGGAAGGGCGTCTTAGCCCGTGCAAGTTCACCACCCGCAGTATCGATTCCAACCACCCGCCGGCAGCCGCCGGCACCACTACCACCCGAAAGGAAAACACCATGCCCGGTGCAAATAACAACCCGGCGGCGCAGAACCCGGCCGCCAACCAGATCGACCAGCGCGCGCTGGACCAGGCCCGCGCTGAGGGCGCCCGCGCTGAAGCCGAGCGTCAAGCCGGCATCCGCGAAGCCGTCACCCTGGGCGGCCTCGACGCCGCCTTCGCCGACCAGCTGATCGGCCGTTCCGACATGACCGTGTCGGACGCCGGCATGGCGGTGCTGCGCGAGAAGGCGAAACGCGATGCGGCAACCTCGACCCGCAGCGCGGCAGACATCCGCACCATCAGCGACGAGACCGAGATGCGCCGTACCGCGATCAGCGACGCGATCGCGCTGCGCGCGAACCCTAACGCCGCCTTCCGCAGCGACACCCGCCGCGTCGAAGCGGCCCGCCAGTACCGCGGCATGACGCTGATGGACATGGCGCGCGAGTCGATCGAAGCCGCCGGCGGCAGCGCGCGCGGCCTGTCGCGCCGCGAGGTCGCGGTCATGGCCCTGAACCTGGACCGCGACATGCAGGGCCGCGCCGGCATGAGCTCGACCAGCGACTTCCCGGCGATCCTCGCCGGCACCGTGAATCGCACCCTGCGCGCGGCCTACGAGATCCAGGCGCGCACCTTCACCGGCTGGGCCCGCGAGTCGACCGCGCCCGACTTCCGCGAAGTCGCGCGTACCCAGCTGTCGGAATCGTCCGCGTTCAAGCAGGTGAAAGAAGGCGGCGAATACAAAATGATCACGTTCGGCGACTCGGCGGAGAAGTACTCGCTGGGCAAGTGGGGCGGCATCGTCGCGCTGACCTGGGAGACGATTATCAACGACGACCTGGCCGCGTTCGACCGCATTCCGCTGGCACTGGCAGCCGAAGCCGCAGCGATCGAAGGCGACATCGTCTACGGCATCCTGACCGGCGCCGGTCTGATGTCGGATGGCGTGGCACTGTTCGATGCCGGCCACGGAAACCTGGCCGCCGCCGCGACCGCCATCAACGACGTGACGCTCGGCGCCGGCCGTGCCGCCATGCGCAAGCAGATCGGCCTCAAGGGGCGTGTGCTGAACCTGACGCCGTCCTTCCTGATCGTCGGCCCGGACAAAGAGTCCGAAGCGAACAAGTACACCTCGGCGTCGTTCGTGGCAGCCAAGGCTGGCGACATCAACCCGAACTACAACACCAGCCTGGAAGTCGTGGTTGACCCGCGCATCCAAGGCAACGCCTGGCACCTAGCGGCGACGCCGGCGCTGGTCGATACGATCGAATACGCCTACCTCGAAGGCGAGCAGGGCCTGTTCACCGAGACCCGCCAGGGCTTCGAAGTCGACGGCCTGCAGATCAAGGCCCGCCATGTGTTCGGCGCCAAGGCGATCGACTGGCGCGGCCTGTACAAGAACGCGGGCGCATAAGTTTGGTTCGTCCGAATGCTGGCCAGCTCACGCTGGCCAGTTCGTTTTCTGAAGTCCTCCCTTTCAAAGGAATCACATGAAAAACTTTGTTCAAAATGGCATGGTCCTCAGCCTGGTGGCTGCGGCAGCCGTCAACGCCGGCGATGGCCTCCTGGTCGGCAAGATCTTCGGCGTCGCGGTAGCCAACGTCGCCGCCGGTGCCTCGGGCGAATTCCAGACCGAGGGCGTGTTCCAGCTGCCCGCCCTGGCGGCCGACGTCGCTGCGCAGGGGGCCGTCCTGTACTGGGACGCGGTGAATAAGCGCCTGACGGTTACGGCCGCAGGCAATACCCGCGTCGGCGTGGCGGTCGTGGCGAAGGTCGGCGGTGACGCTACCGCGACCATCAAGCTCGACTCGGTCATCGCCTAAGCACGCATATGGGATTCGATGCTTCTGTGTTCTGGCCGGCCTTCAAAGCGGCCGGCATGGTGGACGTAGCCGTCCACCAGCCGCCCAACGGCGTCGCCGTGGCGTTCGATGTTGGTTTCAAACGTCCTGACCAAGTGGTGCTCGACGGGATGGTGCACAGCACCGACTACAGCATCGAGTACCAGGCCGCCGACGTCATCCTGCAGCGCGGCGACGTGGTGCGGATCGACGGCGTCGACTACAAGGTCCGGCTGAAACCGGAGGCGAAGGGCGACGGTACGTTCTACGTCGCCTCGCTGGAGGTGGTGAAGCCATGACCCTGCGCGAGAGCTATATCCAAGGACTGATGGCCTTGCTCGCGGCCACGCCGGCGTTCCCGGCCGGCGTGACCCGTTCGATGTCCGTCGCGTTCGGCCGGGATGAGAGCCCCATGGTGATCGTCCACCGTGGCGCCGAGGACCTCGAGAACAGCCTGGGCGATGACACCGAGCGGCAGTGCGAGATCCTGTTCAGCGTCGTCTCGCGAGGCGACGAACCGGATCGGGAGGCGGACGAGGTCATGGAGGTTGCGCATCCAGTAATCATGGGCTTCCGCGCACCGGGCCTCTACCTGGTCGAGGAGGGCGGAACGAATGCTCCCGTTTTCGCGGGCGCAGACGGCAACGCCTGCATGGTCACCACCCGTTACAGGCTTCACTACACCACATCCCGGCTCAGCCTCAGCGCCTGAGCCATCAGCTTCAACCCACACCGCGCAAGCGGCTTCAATTTTTGGAGGAATTACATGTCCGGAATTTCCGCACAAGGCAGCACGCTGGAGATTGGCACCGGCGACGGCGACGCGAGCAACATCACTGCGATCACCGTTGGTTTCCCGGCCATCTTCACCTGTGAAGGCCATGGCTTCAAGAACGGTACCGTCATCAAACTCGCCGGGATCACTGGCACGATGGCGGCCCTGAACGGCGGTGAGCACGTCGTCGCGAATGCGACGGACGATACCTTCGCGCTCCTGGGCGTCAACACGCTCGGACTGGTGTTCGGTGCCGGCGGCACGGCGACGCCGAAGGCCTACACCAAGATCAACGGTCTGCTGTCGTTCGATGGCTTCGATGGTGCCGCGTCCGACATCGACTCGACAGACCTGGACAGCCAGGCGATGGAATACATCAGCGGCCTGCGCGACGAAGGCAAGTTCGGCTTCGAGATCAAGGTGCTGGCGGCCGACAACGGGCAGATCGCCCTGCGTGCTGCGCGTACCAGCGGCGACGTGGTCGACATGAAGCTGTCGCTGCCGGACGGTACCGTCGCCAGCTTCAAGACCCTGGTTAAGTCGATCCCCAGCTCCGGCGGCGTGAACGCCCTGCTGAAGGGTAAGGTCGACACCAAGATCAGCGGCCCGGTTGTGTGGAGCTGACTATGGGCCTGCTCTCCAAATCGGCAATCCTCGGCGCCGAAGACCTGAAGCACGAGGACGTTCCTGTCCCCCAGTGGGGTGGCACCGTGCGCGTGCGCGTCATGAACGGCGTCGAGCGCGACGAGTTCCGGGCAGCGCTTGCCGCTGCAGGCGACACGGTCCCGGTCGGCAAGTTCTCGGCGGCCCTGCTCGCAGCCACCTGCATCGACGAGAGCGGCGCCCGGCTGTTCACCATGGAGGACGTCGAGGCCCTGCAGGCCAAAAGCGCGGCCTCGCTGGACGCGCCTGCAGCCGTCGCCATGCGCCTGAACGGCCTCGGCGCGTCCGCGGTCGAGGATGCCGCAAAAAACTCCGCGAGCGGCCAGAGCGGAGATTCTGGTTCCGCCTAGCGAAAGAGCTGGGCATGAGCGTCCGCCAGGCGCAGCTGCAGATCAGCTCGACGGAGTTTACCGAGTGGATGGCCTTTTACGAACTCGAGCCGTTCGGCGACATCATCGCCGACCTGCGGCACGGGACTGCAGCGGCACTCCTGGCGAACATCAACCGCGACAGCAAGTCCCGGCCGGAGCAGTACACGGCCGAGGACTTCATCTTCTGGCGCCGCGAAGACCAGGCAGAGGAAGGCGCGGCACCAGTCTTGCTGGACGACCCTGTCGCTCAGTCGAACCTGCTGCGTGCCGCCCTGTTTGGGCTGCCTCCGAAATAGTTATGGCATCATTCCTCCCGTCAACATTTAAGGGGGGAATGATGAGGGCAGCGATTCTTGGGTGCGTTCTGGCCATAGCCGCCGTTGGCTGCACGACAACAAGTGGTGTGCAGGTCCAGCAGGCACAGCTTTCGAGCTTCCAGAAGGGCGTCACGACCGACGAGGATGTCATCAAGGCGCTCGGGGCGCCGACCATGTCGAGCGCGACATCGGAAGGTGAACGGGTGCTGATTTATTCGTTCGCGCAATACAAGGCTTTTGCCGCAAGCGGGGGCATGAAGGCTAATTCGGTCGTGTTGAACTTCGACAAAAACCGAAGGCTGGTGTCGTACAGCACATCCGACGTGAACATCAACAGTGGGACCACAGCAGCCGGTCAACCACGGCAGTAGTGCATTGCTGCGCGCAGGACGCGCGCCACCGTGAACAACAGAGAGCTCGCCACTGGCGGGCTCTTTTTTTTGGATAACAGAATGGCAAATCTCGGCTCCCTCATCGTTACTCTTGAAGCGAACGTCTCGAAGTTCGTCGGCGACATGAAAAAGTCCAGCGAGGACACTGAGAAGGCGATGAAGCGCATCGAGGGCGCTGTCGAGCTGGGCAAGACCGCGCTCGAGGCGCTGGGCGTCGGGCTGACGGTCGGCGCTTTTGCCGAGCTGATCAAAGGCACGATCGACGCGGCCGATGAGCTGCGCGACATGTCGCAGAAGACTGGCGTTGCCGTCGAGACGTTGAACGGGCTCGGCTTCGCAGCCGGCCAGGCGGGCGGCAACTTGGAAAAAATTGCTGCCGGCGCGACCAAACTGAACAAGACGGTCGCCGAAGCGTCGCGAGGCAACCGCGACCTGATGGAACCGTTCGCCAAGCTCGGCATCTCCGTCAAGGACGCAACCGGCCAGCTCAAGACGGCCGACGTCCTGATCGCCGAGCTAGCAGACAAGTTCAGCCAATATGCGGACGGGCCGGAGAAAACCGCGATCGCCCTGCGGATTTTCGAGGACGCCGGCGCCGACATGATCCCGCTGCTGAACGATGGCGGGAAGGCGCTGCGCGAGAACATCGAATATGCGAAGAAATACAGCGGCGCGACGGAGGAGCTGGCCAGCGCGGCTGACAACTTCAACGACACGATGGGTAAGCTGACCATCCAGCAGAAGGGGTTCTACAACTCGATCGCCTCCGCCGTGCTGCCAGTGCTGCAGACCGTGGCCGACGAGATGCTGGGTGCGGCGGAAAGTTCGGACAAGTTCTCCGTGGCGGGCGAGATCGTCCGTACCGTCCTCGAGACGTTCGTCGTCGTCGGCTCCGAGGTCGGCTTTACCTTCAAGGCGGTCGGTACCGAGATCGGCGGGATCGCCGCCCAACTGGCTGCGCTCGCGCATGCCGACTTCAAAGGCTTCAACGCGATCAGCGAGGCCATGAAGGCCGACGCCGAGAAGGCGCGCAAGGAGCACGACGAATTCATCAAGAAGGTGCTGGACCGGACGCCCAAGCCGGCGGAGAAGCCGGCCGAGGACCCGAACGCCAACAAGCCGAAGCCGCGCGCGCCGAAGATTCGCGGCAGCGGCGACGATCCGACAAAGACGCTGCTGGACGGCCGGCTCAAGGCGATCGAGGCGGCCTACGCGAAGGAGCGCGACACGGCGTCGTTCCAGGACCAGTTCATGCAGGAGCTGCGCAACCAGGAAATCGTGGATGTGCAGACGTATGCACAGTACAAAATCGCGGCGATCGAGCAGGCGCGCGACGCTGCCGTGCGTGCATACGACGCCGAGATCGCCGCGCTGCAGAAGGCAAAGGCTGCGGCCAGCAAGGAGTCCGAGAAGGCCGAGCTGGCGAACCAGATCAACGAAAAGGTCGCGCTACGCGACAAGGCACGGACCGACGCGTCCCGGGCGCTGGAGATGCAGACGCTGAGCATGGGCGCCGCTCAGTCCGGCCTGAACAAGACCATGCGCGACTGGAACCGCGAGCAGGGCCAGGCGGAGGACCAGCTCAAGTTCAATAACGAGCTGTACGGCAAGTCGGCGCTCGAGGTTGCGAAGCTGACCGAGGCGCGGCGCCTCGAGCTGGACATCGAGGAGAAAATCCGGCAGGCCAAGGAAAAAGGAACGATCACCGAGGAGTCGATTGCACAGTACCGCAAGGACGCGGCCGACCACGCCGAGCGCGTCAACAAGCTGCAGACGCAAGGCATCGGGAACCAGATCGCCCAGCAGTTGCAGACACCAGCCGAGGCCGAGCGGCAGCTGCACGAGAACCGGCTGAAGGACCTGAAGTCGTTCCAGGAGCTGTCCTTGGCGAATACCATCGAAGGCAACCGCCTGATCGAAGAGGAAAACCGGCGGCACAACGAGGCGATGGCAAACATGCAGCTCTCGGCCGCGCAGAACATCCTCGGCATCGCAGAATCGTCGTCCGGCCAGCTGTACGACGCGCTCAAGGCGGCCGGGCTGGAACAGACCGCGCTGGGCAAGGCGATGTTCTACGCCCAGAAAGCCATCCAGGTGGCGACCATCATCGTCAACACCGAAGTGGCTGCAGCCGCGGCGCGGGCCGGCATGATCGCGTCTGCCGGCGCGACGGCCGCTGTGTCGGGCCCAGCCGGCCCGGCGATCCTGGCGGCAGGCATTGCGGCCGGTGAGGCCTACGCGACGGTTACCCGCGTCATGGGCTACGCCGCGGCCGGCCTGGTTGCCGGTACCGCCATCGCCGGAGCGCGAGAGAAGGGTGGACCTGTGTGGGACGGCGGTGCGTTCCTGGTTGGCGAGAAGGGCCCAGAGATTTTCCGGCCACCGACCCACGGCACGATTATCCCGAACGACAAGATCGGGGGCGGTGGCGGCGAGATGAAGCTGACCATCGTGAACAACACCAGGGTGCCGATCGGGAGCGTGACCGAGCAGCGGATCTCGGCCACCGAGCGTGCGCTCATCATCGAGGAGGCAGTCAACACGATGGCGTCCTCGCTGGCCGACCCAAACAGCCGCACATCGCGTGCAATGAATCGTAACTACTCTGTACCGAGGAGCCGCTGATGCCGAACCCTGTAATGCCGAATGGCTTCACGCCGACCGTTTCCGCGTATTCGACGGATGACCCGGGCGGCGTGCTGCGCACCGAGGTCGCCGGCGGCGCAGCGCGCTATGGCCTGGACTGGGACCGCGGTCCGCAGCGCTACCAGGTGACGCTGATCCTGGACGCGCTCAAGTTTTCGGTGTGGACGGCCTTCTACCACCACATCATCAAGAAGGGTGCTGTCACCTTCGACATGCGGCTTGACTCCGGCTTTGGGCCTGAGCTGCATCCCGTGAACATCATGCCCGGGTCGTACTCGGCCGCACGTACTGGTGGCATCGCCATCGTAGTGTCGTTCGTCGTCGAGGCCGAGAACAAGGTGTACGACATGTCGGCTGCCGACGCTGCCGCCATGGTCGACCTATACAACACTTACGGCGGCGCCACGAACGGGCTGCTGCAGCGACTGGCCACGTTCGCCCTGGTCGACACTCAGGCCCTGGACTTCGCATGAGCATTGACCTTGAAGGCCGGCTGCGAATGTTCCTCGCGTCCGCGCCGCAAACGATCTGGCCCATTCAAACCCTGCAGATCAGCCACTCCGCGATGGGCAAGACCTATCATCTGTGGCGCGAGCCCTATGCCGGGCAGACGGTCGCAGATGGTGTGTTGGTCGATATGCAGGCCTGCAACATCGAGATCAAGCTGGCCGGAAATGAGGGCCACCTCGACCAAAAGTTCGACATCAGGATCGGCTTGGTCGACATCGAGGATGAGTTCCGCGAGCAGCTGGACCGGATCCCGGTCAGCACGACCGAGAAGATTCGGATCGTCTATCGCGAGTTCCTGAGCGACGACCTGACGACGGCACAGGCCACTGCCGTGCTGGAGGCCGAAAGCATTTCGTATGCCATTGGTGCTGCAACCATCAGCGCGGTTTCGCCGCGTCTGAATATGACACGGACCGGAGAGCTATATGTGCCAAGGGACGTGCCAATGCTGAGAGGATTCCTGTAATGAATATAAATGCCTACCTGGCCAAGCAGTACGATTCACCGCCTTGCTGGCAGCTCGTTGCAGACGTGTACACTTCCGAGCTGGCGCAACCGGTGACGGACTACAAGACCATCAACGCCTCGATCCGGGCGATCGCTAGCGCCTTCCGCATCGCGCTCCACAAGTCGCCCGATGGCTTCGTGCAGATCGCGGAGCCGGTCGACTACTGCATCGTGTTGATGGGGAAGACGGCCGCGATGGGCCTGCACCACTGCGGTGTGTTTTACCTGGGCGGGGTGCTGCACGCGCTCGATGCCGGCAACCGCTACGAAGAGATGTCGGTCATCGGCGATACCTACGCCGTGATCGAGTTTTGGGCGAGGGCGGCATGACGCGCATTCGCCTGTACGATTCACCGTTCGCGGCGGCGGCACCGCGGCTAATCGAGGCGCAAAGCCTGGCGCAGTGGCTGCTGGACTACTACGGCGACAGGCCGACCGTCACGGTCCAGATATTCAAAGGAGAGCCGTGCGTCGAGAACGAGATCAGCCGCGACCTGGCGGCCATCCTCGCCAATGACTGCCCCGAGTATGTCGTCCTGCAGAGTCCCGGCGGCGATCCGCTGACGTGGGCAATCGCCGCGTTCATCGTGTCGGCAGTGGTAGCGGTGGCCGCCATCGTTCTGATGCCGAAGCCGGCGATGCCCGGCAACGTCAATCGGACGCAGCAGAGCCCAAATAATGCCCTCGGTAGCCGCGAGAACAAGGCCCGGGTGCTCGAGCGCGTGGAGGATATCTACGGCACGGTGAAGTCGATCCCGTCACTGATGATGCCGACCTATAACAAGTACATCGCCCACGAGAAATTCGAATACGGCTACTACTGTGTTGGCCGGGGCTACTATGATGTTGCCGAGGTGCGCGATGGCGACACACTGATCGCAGACATTGACGGCGCCAGTGCCGCATTCTACGACCCGTTTACGTCGCCAAACAACGGCCAGCCAACGCTGCAGATCGGTGCGCCGATCGTCGACGGCATCGCGACCGTTAGACGTGCTATCGAGGTCGACGGTATCACCCTGAAGGCGATCAACCAAGTGCAGCTGCCGGCCGGGGCGACCTACAAGTTCACGCCTGGCCAGGGCGGCGACAAGATCACCCAGGTGGACAAGAAGCCAAACTTCAATTCTGTGCTCGAGCCTGGGGACAAGATCACGGTCGACATGGTCGGGTTCAACTCGACCACCTTCCTGGGCCTGGACTATGACGGCTCGAAGGTCGGCGAGACTGTCACCGGCGGGCCGTACAACTACTCGGGGACCTACACGGTGGCCGCGGTCGACGATGGCGAGATCACGCTCACGACCTCGGGCTGGGCGGCCGAGAAGGAAGTGGCGAGCACGATCATTATTGCTGGCGCCACGCACATCACCGACTGGGTAACGCTGCCGGCGGCGGACCGCACTGAGGTGTGGTGCAACGTGATTGCCCAGAACGGCATGTTCAAGGACGACAACGGGAAGCTGATCACGGCGGTGAACTTCACCATCGAGATCGAGCAACTGCGTGCCGATCTGTCGCCGACAGGTCTTGTCGAGACCGTGACCGGCTCGCTGTCGGGGGCGGTGCAGGACGAGCGCGCCGAGACGATCGAGCATTCGACGGCCTGGACCGGGCCTGCTCGGGTGCGGATGTTTCGCACGACACCGTTTGACTTCGACTTCAAGGGGACTGTGGTCGACGAGATCAAGTGGGCGGATCTGTACAGCGTCTCCCCGGTTACCAAGAGCGATTTTGGGAACAAGACAACCGTACACACGATTACGCAGGCGACCGCGCGTGCGACGGCCGTGAAGTCACGTCAGTTGAACTGCCTGGCTTCGCGCAAGCTGCCGATCTATGACGGAATGTCGTTCTCTGGCGCGTTTGATGGCGACGGCCGCCATGTGTCCGGCACGATCGCCGCGACCTCTAGGCTGGTCGACATCATTGCCGCGGTGGCGGTCGACCCGAAGATCGGTAGGCGCGACCTGGCGAGCGAGGTCGACATGCGGCAGATCTGGGGCGTGCAGCAGGCCCTGGACGCGTGGAACTCCGAATGCGGGCAGTTCAATTACACCTTCGATTCGGACAACACCAGCTTCGAGGAAACGGTTGTGATGATCGCCAACGCCGGCTTCTGTATCGCCTATCGGCAGAACGGGAGGATCCGCCTGGCATTCGATCGCCTGCAGGAGAGCAGCACGGCACTTTTCACGCACCGGAACAAGAAGCCGAAGTCGGAGACAATCACCCGCAAGTTCGCGTCGGATGCCGAGTATGACGGGGTCGAGTTCGTCTACTCTGACCCGGATAGCGGGCAGTCTGAAACGATCACGCTGCCGCTAGATGGTTCACACACAAAGGCGAAGAAGTTCGAGATCGCAGGTATTCGATCGTTCGCTCAGGCCTGGTTCCGGGCCAACCGGGAGTACCGGAAGTTGCTCGGGCAGCGGATCACGATTGAAACGACTACTACGACAGACGCGCGTTCGATATTACCTAATGCAAGGGTCGATATCGTCGATAACACGCGGTTCAAGTCATATGACGGCGAGGTCCTGGGACAGGATGGACTTACGCTGACGCTGAGCCGGGAGGTTGCTTTTGTGCCGGGGCAGCCGCACAGCATCGTGCTAATGCGGAGGGATGGCTCTCTGCAGAGCATCGCCTGTAAGGCAGGTGCTGAGCTGAACCAGGTAGTGCTGCAGGCGTTGCCCAACGAGGAAATCGTGACGAGTTATGGCTCGGAGGGCATCCGGACGATCTTCAGTTTTGGGCCCGATAGCGCGCGCAGTGCTCAGGCGTACCTTGTTCAGGAGTTGGATCTGTCAGATCCACAGTATGTCACGGTAAGGGGCATCAATTACTCGGACGACTACTATTCGGCCGACTACGCGCCGGTTCCCATCAAGTCTGAAATCATTAATTGAAAGACGGGTCTATGGTCGATCAGGTACAAATTCCCCACAGTGTTATCGCGGGCAAAAAGCCGCTTCCGGCAGAGGTAATTGTGGGCGGGCTTGCCCTCAATTTGAAGGACTTCACACTGTATAGCAAGGGGTACGATGGTGTCGTTATTCGTCTCACTGGCGTAGTCTCGATAGAGAACGATGAGGGAGCCAACACAGTCGTCTATTTGCCTTGGGTGAAGGAAATTGGGAACGGTGTTAAGCAGTACATATCGAGTTCGAAGCTTTCGTTCAACCCAGCTAGCGGCCAGTTGCGGGCAACATCGTTTGCAGGCGACGGCAGTGGACTGGCGGGTCTTGCCAAGAGCGTGAGCACGGTATTGCCACCTCCAGCGGCAGATCTCGCTTCAGTGATTGCGTTAGCAAATGGCATACGAGAAATTCTGATCAGTGCCGGGATAGGCAAATAAAAAATCAAGTAACAAACAGGGCGCTTTCAGCGCCTTTTTTTTTTGAATAAAGGATTGAAATGCCGGCTCTAAACATCAATGATTTAAATAATGGCAAAAAGGACCTTGACCATATCGCAGAAGTCGCGACATCTGAAAAGCTAACGGCTAGCGATCGGCTTGGTCGAGTTAAATCAACTTTGCTCGGCGCAATTTATTCGCTGAAGGCATTCAATCCTAAAGGGGAATTCGTGGCGGGCGCTGCATACGCCATGAAAGATGTCTACACGAGCCAGGGCATTGCCTATGTCGCCCTTCAAAATCATGTGGCGACGACGGTTGCGGCCGATTTGGCGGCCGGGAAGGTGTCGGTCCATCAGGGTGCGACGCGTGAAGACTTGGCCGCATCGCTGGGTTCGCTGCTGATTGGCTTCGTGCAGACTGGTGCAGGGGCTGTCGTGCGCACGGTGCGGGACAAGCTGCTGCCTGTGATCGACGTCGAAGATTATGGTGCAGCCCCAGACGGGCGTGATTGTACTGCTGCCTTTAAAAGGGCGGCTGCTGCGCTCAGGGCGCAAAAGGGCGGCCGTTTGCGCTTCACACCTGGCGCCGACTACAACTGTTTGCCCAACGGTGGCACCTATTTGGACAGCATCTTCGACCTCAACGGGTGCTATGGCGTCACGGTCGAAATGAATGGCGCGCGCATCATTACTGGCCCAGTGACCCTAACGCAGTACATGTTCGACCTTACCGGCGT